GCGATACTATCCTGCTTTCAAGGCCTGCCTAAAGGATGAGCCAACTAAATCATCGAAGGATAAGGTGCGTGTGTTTCAAGCTGCTCCAATTGTATTGCAAATGATGACACGCAAGTATTTCTTGCCTATCGCGAGAATACTGTCGTTGTTTCCAGCTTTATCGGAGTGTGCTGTTGGTGTTAATTGTCAGGGACCAGATTGGTCCCATCTCTCTGAGCATATGCGAAAGCATGGTAAGGATAGAATCCTCGCTGGGGACTATTCGAAGTATGATTTGCGCATGCCTGCTCAAGTAATGTTCTCCGCATTTCGTATTCTCATTGAGATTGCTCGTATTTGCGGATATTCTGAGAGAGATATTACAATCATGACCGGAATTGCCACTGACATTTGTTACCCAGTAATGGCATACAATGGTGACTTGATTCAACACATTGGTTCTAACCCTTCGGGGCAGAATCTGACTGTGTACATCAATTCAGTGGTAAATTCTTTACTCTTTCGCAGCGCATACTACGATTTGCGAGGTGTGGATAACAAGACCAAATTCCGTGATATTTGTGCCTTGATGACCTATGGTGATGACGTGAAAGGATCCGTGAAACAGGGTAATGACGATTTCAACCATCTATATTGTGCCGAATTTTTCGCCAAACATGATATGGTTTTCACAATGCCCGATAAGGAATCTACTCCCACAGCTTTTATGCGTGATGCAGATGCTGATTTTCTGAAAAGGAAAAATGTTTTCTGCGCACGCACTGGATGCATTATGGGAGCGTTGGATGAAGATTCAATTTTCAAGAGTCTCCATTCAAATCTGAAGTCTAAGGCCAATACCAAAGAAAAGCTTGCTGCTGACAATATCGATGGTGCTCTCCGTGAATGGTTTAACCATGGCGAGGGTATCTACGAGAAGCGTCGTGAACAGATGCGTGAGATTGCCGAGAGGGCAGAAATATCGCATATGTGCACGATGCTTGACCAAACGTACGACGATCGTGTTGAGCATTGGAAGGATCGTTACATTCGAGGTGTCGAATCTGATGATGTAGATACGATTGAGAATGCTGAATTGTATAGCAAGCAAGCAGGCGAGTACGTTCCACAAGAATGTTTTGTGGAAAGTATTATTCCGGTTGTTGATACCGAAGGAAACATTGTTGATTCTTTTCAGGTTGTCAACTGTGGTCGTAGCATGTTTTTCCAGCACATCATTTTCTTTCTTACCGCCATTGTACTTGTACATGCAGTGTATTTGGTAATTGATACCCTGGCAACACCCAGCTATCGACCTCAATCCGGTCGTTATAGGAGACGTGCGGCTTCGCCTCCGCCATTCCTCCTACCCTGGTCAGTTTATACGCTAATAAATCTCGTTCACGAGGGCGTCATCGATTTCTCTGCCGAGGATATTGATGATTACATTGCTGATATAACGGAGCACGAATTTATTTGTCGCTACGTGTCGAGACGTATTGTATTTTCTGACAAAAATGCACCAGCTGCATAGTTTGGACAACTTTATGTATCCCTCTGAGTGGACCTATCCGCTCATGTTAATAAAAATAGGTGTGTGTACATGGATACCATAATTTATATGTAGTCGTCTACCGTGAACTTAGAATGTATATTATAGGCTTTGCACATATAGGCCGGACCTCGAGCCGAACCTCTATTTAGGGGAGGAGTTAGCCGCTCCAACAATCACCGTAGACTGCTGCGTGGGCTGATCCACCTACGTAGTGTGTAACTAAAGGATTACTACACGTTTTAATGTATCGATTAATGAAAATAATCTTGAACAAAAACACGAGGTTGTGACGTTTGCAGATCAACAAGCCGACTGGAAATATACAGTCGGTTCCGATCCAGATCCAACCTTCAACACAGCAGACACAAATGATGACCACCTGCAAAGTTTCTTTTCGCGCCCTATTAAAACTCAGTCTTACAACTGGGGTACAGGCACCAACCTTTACGAAAAGTTTAATCCTTGGCAGGATTTCTTCGAAAACACTCGAGTCATCAACCGTATTACCAATTTCAACTTGCTGAGATGTAAATTACATGTGAAATTCATGTTGAATGGTAACGGCTTCCACTATGGGAGAGCCATCGCGTCCTACATACCTTTACACAATTTTGACGAATTCACAAAGGACCGAGCCTTCTTCCAAGAGGATGTTGTTGGAGCTAGCCAAAGACCTCATATTTATCTTGATCCAACAAAATCGCAGGGTGGTGAAATGGAACTACCTTTCGTTTGGGAAGCTAATGCGTTAAGCATCCCGGATCAGGATTGGAGAGATATGGGGGATATAATAATACATGGTATGCAAAATTTGAAACATGCCAATGGAGCCAGTGATTCTGTCACTGTTAGCGTTTTTGTATGGGCGACAGATGTTACCCTAGCAATACCTACAGCAAATGAACCTTCGGCTCTATCTCCACAAGCAGGTAAGTACCGACCACAAGCTGACGAATACGGTGAGGGCATGATCTCTCGCCCAGCTAGTATTGTGGCCCGTGCTGCCGGTGCACTCGCGAACGCTCCAGGAATTGGATTGTACGCGAAAGCCACACAATTGGCTGCGAGCGCCGTGGCATCCATAGCCAAATCTTTTGGATATTCACGACCCGCGATCATTAATGACATTGTCCCGTACCGACCCACGTACATGGGCAATCTGGCTAACACCAATTTACCGGACTCTTGCACAAAGCTTACCATGGACGCAAAACAAGAATTAACTTGTGATACTCGGACTTTCGGTCTCGATGGCACAGATGAGATGACTATCAAGTCTATTGCCATGCGCGAAAGTTATTTGACGCAATTCGGTTGGCAAGTCGCTGATAGCACCGAGACATTACTGTGGAATACAGAAGTGTCTCCTGTTATTTGGAGCGAAGTCACACCGGCGAGCGCCACAGAGTTTCACATGCCCGCATGCTGTTTTGCTACTTTGCCGTTCAAGCATTGGCGGGGTACTATGAAATTTCGGTTTCAGATTGTTGCCTCAGCTTTTCACAAGGGAAGATTGAAGATCGTTTACGATCCTTCCTTTCCGGCCACCAATGAATACAACACAAATTACACTCACATTATTGATCTGGCTAAAGAACGGGACTTTACCGTTGAAGTAGGCTGGGGCCAACAATGGTCATTCCTCCAACACAGGAATATGACCCTGAATGGTGGTCCAATCTACAGCACTTCCGTACTAGGCGGAGCACCAGGCCTTGTTGCCAATGGTGTTCTCTCTGTATACGTAGTGAACGAACTTACCGTCCCCAATTCTACGGCCAACAATGATATTGGTGTAAATGTGTTTGTATCGGCAGGAGAAGACTTTGAGGTTGCAAATCCATTTGATTTGGATGTACGTGCCCTCTCGTGGTACGAGCCACAGTCCGGTAAGTACACTCCCCAATCAGGTGAGATGTCTCAACCAGATGCAGATCTTACTCCTGATGAATCAGCTCCTATGAAGCTCGAACCCACTGAAACGATGGGTCCTGAGCTTTCCTTTCGGATAACACACT